TAATATCTCGCACAATAGTTTGTGAAACAGGATTCGTCGATCAGTCATTATATACACCTCCTACCGTCAGAATCAGACGCGGATACTGTACTTCGACACTGGAAATCTTCCACTTTGCTCCCATAAACTCAACGTACCGCATTGCGTGAAAATTCTGATAGGCAAAAGGATCGGCCACAATGCTGATCTCATTGGAAATGTTGATATCGTCATTGATTTTATCGGAAGTCTGATACCGACTGGTATTCCGAATCAAATCGCCGAAATACTCTCGCTCAGTAATTTCCCCATCCCAAACCCCCGGACGAACATCCTTTGATACTGCATAACCGATTTTCCCAAAAAACTTTGCCATTTTGAATTTTCTCCTTTACTCTGTCTCCAAAATCAATCTGGTAAGTCCATATGTCTTCGTAGCGGAATCTTTCCCATCGTCTACCGTCACCTTAATGCTCTGAGTATCCTTATTCTTAATAAGGAGTACGATGTTCATGTCGTCATCGAGCGTAACCGGTCCTTTCGTGCCGCCTACGAGTTCGATGGTCACAACCGCATCTTCCGAATCAGCGTCCACTTTCAAAGCAAGATAGTTTCCTTCCTGCTCAGAGGTATTGCTGCTGAATCCCGTGTATCCGGTAACGTGCTTCAATGTACCCGTAATCTCGGACTCTCCGACAACAACGTTCTCCTGTAACGAATCTACCGTTTTCCCGAATAGATTGGCTTCCCCATCTTCGGGACTAACGGAGAAGTCGATTAGGGGTTTACCGTTACGTCCTCTTCAATCGCAATTGCAGAGTACACTCTGGTCAGAGCGCCGGAGCATCTTGTCTCCAGAAGGGACTTCTCCTGGTTAAAGTCGATATCGAACTGTGTGAAGTGGGTAACTTCGCCGCCCTTCGTAGCGCCAAGAGAGTAGTCGTTCAGGTTCGTGATGATAGCAAGCAGCTTCTTGGTCTTGCTGTCGTCCGTCTTACGGGTCTTGCCTTCAAACTGCTCAGCCGTATGGATTTCCCCGACATTCAGAGCAGAAGCCAGCTCCGATTTAGAGCTATAAATGCGGCGGCCGTTCATATCACGAGCCAGGAGCATTACATTGAGCATGTGAGGAGTGATGTACATATCGGGAGTGCCAGTACCCTTATAATCCTCTCTTGCATACAAAACCGCATTGATCATTGCTTCAGCGTAAATATAGTTCTCGCCAAAGTTCACGCCGGTATTAGTACCCTGAAGTTCCTTTTTTGCGGCGGCAACATCCAAATCTGCATGAATGGTATACAGGTCATCATCGGTCCAGATAGGTCTGATCTTATCCGGATCGATCTTACCCTCATCACCATCATCACGACCGTCCCCCAGCATCATCGCAATAGCCAGCTCTTCATTGAGCATCAGGCGGTCGATGTCATACAGATACTTTACATAATCGAAATCCGTGATATCGACAATGTCATCGCGATGCAGAGCATTCTTCACATAAACGGTCTGCGGATCGGTGGTTCTGCGTACCAACTTGAAATTTCCGGCCTGCTTCTTCTCTTTTCCTTTCTTGTAGCCCCTGGCGCGAAGTGTATCAATACCGCGAATATCGGTCTGGCTGGTTCTGATTCTGGAAATCGGGCTCTTATGTACTTTCTTCATCACATTAGTAATCCAGCCCTGGTCATTGGTAATGAGTTCAGGAGCCCCCGGACGCACTTCCTGATATTCCGGGAACAGACTCGTCACATTTCCGTCGCCGGTCTGAACAAATCCGCCGCTGACAGCATCATGCTGAAGACCGTTCTGCTCCGCATAAAGCTGAAGCGCTGTCTGGAAAGTACCAACCTGGCTGGTCTTCGCCACCTTGATGATGTCTTCCTGTGCGGAATGCGTCAGAAAGCCACCGGTTTCGTTTTTCTTATCGTTGTCAAACACATTATGCTTCATCTCGGTATTTCCTCCTTTAGAATCGTCATCATTTTTATCTTCAGGCTTATCGGTTTCCCCAATAGCCTGTCCGATCATTGCATAAACCACATTTTTCTGCTTTTCATTGAGGGTATTAAATACCTGCTCAATTGTCTCGTCATCTTCCTCAGGCTTTTCTTCAGAAGTCTTATCTTCCTTAGATTCGGATTTCTCCTCCGTCTTCTTTTCCTCGGATTTGTCGTCCTCTTCGGCAGAATGATAGATCATAATGTTCTCGTCATATCCGATAATGGTACGGTCTTCTGAAGTCTCACCGTGAGCCATGACAGAATCAATGAAAGCTCCAGGATTGGCTCCGGCCAGAACAAGGCTCAGTTCGTAGATAACGCCATGCACCACATTCGCTCCGGCCTGTTTAAGCTGACCGGCACAAATAGAAAGTGAACGAACATCTCCATGCTGAACCAGCTTCTTCGCTGCCTGTCCGGATTCGCTGTCATTGAAACTACAGTAGGCATAAACGCCCTCATCACGATTTTCCAGCACACCATGACCAAGCACACAATTGGGATCGGAATGATTATGTCCCCAAATCAGGGGAACCGTTTGTCCATTCTGGCTCTTAAATGCATCCCTTTTGATGGTACGGCCATCGCTGCAAAGAAGATCGTTTCTAGTGGCCCAACCACTAAAATCGTATTTCTCCATTTTGAAAATCACTCCTTTTGTCAGTATTGTGCGAAAGCTGCATTGCTACTTCCTCCGTTTCCGCTTCTTCACCGCTTTGTATTCGGAAACTATCTTGTCGAACTCTTGCTGATAAAGCTCCTCATAAGTGGCATCAAGGTTCTCTTTTGCCGCTTTATAAGCTTCCCTGGCGGCGGTGACAGCAGTCTTTAACTCTGTACTGACTTTTTCTCTTTCTGATTTAGCATTCGCAGAATTATCAGCCCTCTCTTCTTTAGCGTCTTCGGTAATTCGCTTCTTTTTACGACTTGCGGAAGTCCTCACCTCTTCTTTTTCAGCTTTCGCCTGCTCACTCACCTTAGCTTTATCCTCGCTGGCATTATTACGAAGCTTTGCGATTTTCTCGTTGCGCTCCGCCACTCGCTTTGCCCTTTCCTCTTTGGATAATCCGGAAGGAATTTCTATCGCCATCAAGCGTTCAATCTCGGCATTTTTCTTTTCGTCAATACGCTCTTTCTGGTCTTCAGCTTCCTCTCCAATATCCTCCAAATCGGATTTTTTACGAGAATCAACCCTACTCCTTCTTGACGAAGATTCCTCGGTAAGCTGAGCATTCAGTTCCTTTAATTTAGCTGAGATCTGCTCTCGGGTTGCCTTAGCCTTTGCTCTCAGTTCAGCAATTTTTTGTTTTCGCTTTTCCTGTTCTTCTTTTACCTTTTCCTTCTTCTCGCTGGTTATCTCATTTTTTGTATAAGCCCAGATTTCTTTACCTTCATCATTGAGCTTCGTTGTAGAACGACGCCCCTTAAGTTCTCTGGTTCTCATATAATATTCATGAGCTTTTACCGGGTCATAATAAGGAGATGCATAATGTTGAAGGAGCTCATCAATATCCATTAGGTCTCCTCCTCATCATCTGAAACATAGTTTCTTATAATTTCATCAATCTCCTTTTCAAGACCATCAAGCAGCTCATTTACGATGCTGTCGTAATCTGCTCCGGAATCACTTTCACCAGATTCGACATCAGAACCCTCATTTGAAGGCTCAGATTTTGCCTCGCTGATATTGCTATTCTTCAGCTCATCGGCTTTCGGATCGTCAGACGGCTTCATGCCGATAATCTGCCGAATTTCGTTGGATGTCATAATCTCGTTTCTTGTGAATTTGTCAGCGATTTCTGACAGATCAGCTACCGGTACAAGCTTGAAGGGGTCACGGAAGAACAGAATTGATTGCTTTTGAGATCTGGCCGTTTTGGTAAGGAACTTACGTTTCATTTCGTCAACGATTGCTGAAATGATTGGCTCAATAGTACGGTTATAATAATTCAGCATGGTCTTCTCGTCTGCGGAACCATCCAATATGCTCTGAGTGATACCTAACTGGCTGTAAAGCATACTCGTCAGATATTCAATCTGCTTCATCAGATTATTTTCCACAGAACGATTCAACTGTGTAATCCGCTCCGTACCATCGGTATATGCAATACCATATTTAGAACCGGCCAACTGGCGTTCAATCTCGACACGCCTCTTCTCAGCCTGTTGACGTCTTGCTTCTGTTTTAATTACATAGGGAAGCTGGATAATTAAATCAAGTTTCCCCGAACTGCTCTGCTCATCGACCACGTCCAATAAATTCAGCTTCCTTATCAAACGCTGCATCGTTGAGTTCGGCTCATTGATTACTGCATAAAGCGGATTTTCAATAATCGCGACTGTATCTTTGGGAACCACAATGTCTTCCTTTAATCCAGTCCGCTCATTATAGACTCTCGCTTTAATATGGCTCGGAAACCATTCCAGAATCTTTCCAGTGCGCATTGACTCGATTTTGTATGAGCCTGTAGTATCAGGATCGTCATCCGTATCAACCGGAATAATCGCCACACAGCCCTCATCAAGCATGGATAAAACAACGTCCTGAAGGAAAGCACGTCCCGTCTGGTCAATGTTGGCAGATAAATTCAGACAGTCATTTAACCCTGAAGGAATTTTCTCAAGGAATCTTTCAGAGTCATCCAGTCGGACGTGTTGGATGCTAATCGAAGCGCAATCCAATGCAATGCGATTATATACAGAGGTAACAATGGATCTCTCATTCCCTCTTGTAAGTCTTGGACGGTCGGGTCTGTATGAATATCCAACTCCTATGTCTCGATAGAAACCTGTTGGGTCCCTATTTAAAAAAGCGTTCCAGGCGTGTTTAATCCTGGAACCGATTGAAACTTCCATTTTGAAATCGTCACCTCCTATTCGAAAGCATCTCGGTTGAGCTTGAAAGCGACAAACGCATCCATCATAGCTGCCACGGCATCAATCTTTGCGTCATATCGCTTTTTCAGCAATTTACGGTTCCCGTTTGTATCTTCCATAACGATGCAGTTCCCCATCGCAAAGGTCATAAGTTCTTCATCAAACAAAAGCATCCGCTCCTCGGAAAGTTTCTTTAACTCTCCCAAAGGAACGGATTCCGTCTTAGCACCCTGTATAACCTTTTCAATTCCAAACGGACCATTTTCAGAGGACCATCGTTCAATGAACTCTTTTGCATTGTATGGGTCATACCCCAAGCATCGAACGTCGTATCCAAATTCTGCAATGTGGTTATCCAAATCCTCGTAGACTTCCATCATATCCAGGACAGTCCCCTCCAGGACAATCAGGCTTCCCTCATCCATAAATTGATCGTATTTGATTCGCATTGCTGCCGGAAGTTTCATTAGAGTAGATGAGGAAATGTAGTTCCTGGTTTTCACTCCAAAGGAGCCATTCGATAACGGGAAAAGGAACGTAAAAGCACAGAAATCGTCTCCCTGTGACAAATCAATTCCCAAAGAACAGGGCATCTGCCAGTAGCTTCTCTTCTTATGAGGAAGGGTTTCTTCATATGTGAAGTAATAGGTGTAGCCCTCCATCGGCAATCCAAATCTCTTAGCCAAGATATCATTTCTGGCCGCAGGTGACTTCTCCGCTCTTTCTACATCAAGCTGATAAGTTTCGTAGCTTACCGTCTTACCGATATTAGGATTTGCCTTTAACCACATATCTGGGTTGCCAACTTCATCAATGGAATCGAGTTTATACCACCAAATGGAAACATGAGGATTGACATAATCACCTTTGAGAATGTCCATCAACTCCATTTTGATTGTGTCGCCGGCTCCGTTTCTCACCGTTCCCTCAGAACTCGTGGCAACGATGATGTAATCATCCAATTTAGACGCACCCTGCTCTAAAG